CATGCTACCACTTCCTTAGTATCTAGATTGTAAGTACAGCAACACCAAATAGTATTGTGGCTAAGATTAGTTTCGATATCCAGTGCAACTCTCATGTAGGTAGATCCCGTTTCCTATTGTATTAAATATTTTATCATACTTCATACTTTTTAGCAAGTTATCAAACTCTTCTACTTTGCCTTCATTCTCAACACAGATAACCATTGGCCTAGCTATCAGGCCATCAAGCACTATGTAGTCCAGCCCTTCTATATCAATACACAATAAATGAGGCGTCCCTAAACTTTTAAATATGCTATCAAGCAGCACAACAGGAATCTCTTTTACTTCTCGAATCTTAAACTCAGGGTACTCAGCTACAAATTTATCAACTGTTGCCTTATCAAAACTATTCCTACCTGAGTAATCATCTATCATGTAGAACGGGGTCATCCCACCAATAAAACTTACCCCAACATTAAGAACATGGTCCTCTGGTCTAGCCTCTTCAAAAGCCTTGATATGATTAGGGTTAGCCTCGATACAGACACCTCTCCAGCCACGCTCATAGAGCAGGGCAGTATTGCTAATGTTGTAGGGATGATGCGCCCCAACATCGAAGTACCTACCTTTATTAATACCCAGCTTAGCAAATACATTCAGTAGGATTAAGTCTTCTCCGAACTGAGAGTAAGTCTTATCTCCGAATGCTTGATCAGGATAACTCATAGTTCTTCCATCACAGTCTCGCTCATGCGTCCAGTAATCCGATCATAGTACAAGGCACAGGCAGGACCAGTCAGACCACTGAATCGATTCTTAAGAACCCTGACTCGTGTGGTGTGTCGCTCCTTGAGATCCTCTGACTGACCATTACGTTCAAGACCTAGCACCATGTCAGACAACTGACCAATGGAACCTGACCCACGCAAGGCAGACAAGGACGTAGCTGCGCCTTCCTCGTGGCCCTTACCATCAGGACGCTTAAGGTGTGAGACACAAAATAAACTGATGCCAGTCTCCTGTACAATCATGCGAAGCTTGGTCATGATCTCGTCTAGAGCTTTACGTTCATCTCCATTGTCTTGTGCAGATACCACAATAGACACGTGGTCAAGGAAAATAAACCTGCACTCAAGAGCCTTAGCCATAAAGCGGACTCTGTTGATAATGTTGTCGATTGCAGTAGACCCAAAGTGATCAAAAAGAAACACACGTCCAGTACCCAAAGTGCTGTCAAAAGCAGACTTAAGTTCATCATCTGTTGCCTCAGTGTCAGGTAAGTGCAATGGTTTATTGGCTGCTAAACTCATGATGCTCTTAGCAGTACGCTTCACAGATTCTTCAAGGAACAGTAACCCAATGTTATCTTGACTGTTGTTGAGGATATGATAGACAATCTCTCGAAGAAACTGTGACTTACCAAGTCCAGATCCTGCAGTGATTGTAACTAACTCACCTTCACGCACACCATAGGTCAGATCATTCAGGCCAGAGAAAGGATACTGAACCTTAGCTAGTTCTACTGGTTGGTTAACCAAGTCCCACAGCCCAGCACCATCGATGATACCATCAGGCGTGAAACGCTCAGCCTTCCACCATAGGTCTACGAATTCCTTCCCTTGTCCTTGCCCGTTGTATTCACAGGCATCCTTAACATCTTTGGTTCCTTTAAATATCTTGGCTTTAGTTCCAAGGATTTCAGCAACTTGTGCAGCAGCAGTTCTGCCTGCATCATCATTGTCAAAACATATGACGATGTTCTCGAAGGAGTCGAGCCATTCGTAGTTCGTCTTGATATCCTGTACTGCATTACCTGCACCATTCCTAACAGAAACCACAGGGTACTTAGAACCCAGCATCTGATACGCTGCCGCAGCGTCAAACTCGCCTTCCGTGATTGTAACATACTTCCCTCCTTTGGTAAACAACTGCTGCCCAAAGAGAGTTCCTTGTTGCCATGTCCCTTCGATGCTAAATCGTTTATCGCCTGTGTTGCGCTTCTTGTATGCTACTAAGTTATCCCCGTTGTAGTAGGGGAAGTAATAGTAGTTATCCTTTACACCAATACCATAGGTCAGGCAGGTATCACGAGTCAGTCCTCGATCAACCACAGAGCCATAGATTAGATCATGTACGTTAGTCATCTTTGATTGAACCTTGGTTAGGTTTGGTTTCATATCGCCCTTGGTTGCCTTCTTCTCACCACACTTGAAGCAAAGACTGCCCCAGTCATAGTAGGTCAGTGCATCACTACTACCACAGTCAGGACAAGGCTGGTGTGCCTTCAGTTGTTCAGCCACTGGTCTTCTCCTGATAGGGACGTACAAACCACAGAGGACAGACAGTGACAGTACAGTGCTTTACCTCGTCAGTGTCTCCATGACAGCAGTCATAGCACTTGGCATTGATGCTTTTGCGTAGGCTAGTCTTGTCTTCCTCCCAGTGTTGGACTGGTGTCTTATGCTTGTACCCAGCCTTCTTTGCAGCGTTAGCTTTTGCTAGGTTTAAAATCAGTTTCTCTTGCAATTTGAACTCCAAAATAGATAGTTATCTATGGTTAGGTATTCGGATATAAAGGGACAGCACATGAAATGCAAGCCAAGGTGCAATTCAAAAGGCTACATCGCCTAATTGACTGAAGTCATTGACCCGCTTATCCAACTCCTTGCGTTGCTCTAACAGGACAGCCACATCTTTTATGACTTGGTTTGTCCCTAGTAATTCTACATAGTCTGCCACGTCATTGAGACAGAACCAGTAGTGTGCTTCTTCTTGAATCTTCTGTTGCTCTTGAGAGTTCATACTAAAGTATCCTTATTAAGATAATAATAATATTAAAGAACTACTTAATACTTAGTATTACATAGTATTGTATCATACCTGTTCTTCGTTGTCAAGATCATAGTCGATACACCCATCATCTACTTCCTCACCGTCATCTAAGTCTGCTCTGTCGATAGTTAACACATCATCACTAATAGTATAGTAGCAAGTGTTACACAAGTCAAGAAACTCTTCAGTCTTTAGGGTCTTTCGAGTAGCCTCGAAGTCAGTCAGTGCTGCGTTGCAGCTAAGACATCTCATTTAGTCACCCACTCTTTATTCGTACTTACCATAATATTCCTCACGTTCTTTAAGTGTCTCTAACAATTGTAGCTTATCTTTCCTGCTCATGTAAAACCAATTCTCTATCTCCATCCTTGATCTGTGACAACCATAGCATAGCTTAGTATCAAAGTCAATCTCGCATACCTCAATACAAGGTGACTTAATTTCAGGTTCGCTTGGTAAGTCTACCGCATAAGGCACACCTGAGACCCTGTGCTTGACCATTTACTTCTCCTTAAATCCTATCCAAAAAGCGAAGATAACTACAATTAACATCAGAAGCAGGAAGTTAGTCACTTCATAGCCTCCAGTGTCAAACCCACGTTTCCCACAGCGTAACCTATAAAGGCTATGCCTAGTCCAGTGTTGCCTTTAGTAAGTAAGTCAACGCTCACCACTGCGTATACAATACCAATTCCTGCAATAAGCCATGCGCTCATAGATGACCTGCTGTATAAAAGATTAGATATATAAACACAATAGGAAATGATAGACCCAAGATAAACTGTATGAGTCTATGCATTATTTTCCTTGTCTTTGTTTAACAATTGCCTAGCCTTAGCGTGGACAGTTTCTGAGTGTAGATTAATCATATACTCCAGTTTATTCACAACAGCCCAAGCCCTTGCTTCAATCGCAGTGTCTTGTAGATCCATAATTCTGCTGAGGATAAAGACTTCATCATCCTCGGCATTCTTGGCATTCTCTTCAAGTTCACTGATTCTTGCCTCAAGGATTTCTAACATCTCCATAGGCACACCTTGCTGGTCGGCATCATTCCAATCATCATAATTATATTCTCTCATAGGTTTCTCCTTATGTTTACCTGCGCCACTACGCTGTGCGTACTTGGCTACGTAGTTGCGCTGTTTCATTACATACTCCAATAAGTTTCAGATGAAGGGGAACAAAAGTGTGGTGTATCATAACGCTCTTGAAACTCCTTACCACTAAGAAGATTCTTTTTAGTTACATATGTCAAGCATACTGCAAAGGAATCGCCAACACCTTTAGAGATTAACTCCTTGGCAAGCAAGACTGCTTCTTGCCTAGTCATGTCATCATAGTCCCTCTTATGTGTCAGCTTATGCCCTACCTTGTATCGCTTGTCGTTCTTGTACACCTCGATAGTATAGGTAGTTTTTATGTCATTGTCAAGCTGTGTCATAGTTCGCCTTCCTCTATTTTGCGAATGATGTATAATGCGTCAACAATACTAGGAGGCAGGTCATCATGCCAGTAGTTACCACTCTCTGTTTCTACTAAACGCTTGAGTGCCTCATACACTATATCAAACTTTATACTGTCCACCATAGACTCCTTAGATAATTATCTAAAACCCAATACGCTCTAGTTGTTCCTTAAGCTTGATCTGCTGAGGAGTATGCTCGATAGGAAACCACTGGTCAGCAATCTTGACATGAGAGATGTCATGTGAATAGACAGACCCCATCTCAGTACAAAAGTCACCATACACAAGAGCCATGCGGGTGTTACCCTTCATGTTGTCAGCAATCTCTGCCTCCCATCCATTGAACAGTTTGATGCGACTGCCACGCTTTAGGTCATTAGTCTTCATACAGTCTCCCTGATAGAATACAAGTCATCACAACGAATCTTCATAACAGCATCACGCAGTGAGCGATACGCCACACGAATGTCTACCTCTGAGTGCTCTGTGAAACCACCATTCTCAATCTCTTCGATTAAGTCTTGCATATGATACAGCATATCTTTTGTGTCCATGACTATCCCTTTATCTGAATGAGTTTAATAACCTTAGCCTTTGACTTCCCGTGGTACGGATATGCAACCACAGGAGTCATCTTATCCCAACATTGCCTACAAGTCAAGCACTTTCCACCTTGTTTATACGCAGGACATACATAAGCCTCAGTCTTATAGTCTCTATCGGGTATGATAGTGCTAGAGTTTAGATAAGTATCTAAAATAGACCCATCAACATCATCGCTAGAAGCTCTGACTGTAACATTAGACAGCCCATGCATAGACCTAAGTATAGCCTGAAACTTAGGAAACTTATACATCCTAGTGGGCAACCAGTGCTGACAATTGGGTGTCCTATTCATAACTGCATAGATCTTCTCAGCCAATTGAATATGAAACATATCGCCTGAGTCAAACCATCTAAAGAATTTCTGCTTAGATAGTGATGAAACCATACGATCTACCCAGTCTGAATTGCGCCAGTCCTGCAAATTGAAAGCCCTAACTGCTTTGACATTAGGCATATGATACATACCTTGTCGGGCATAGCACACTTTGCAAGCAGGGACTGCTTCACCCGTGGAATCTTTAGACCCCGGACAAGTGTCCCAAGCCTGAAGACTCCACGAATAACACCCTAACTTGGATGTTCTAGATAACATTTATACCTCGCCGTTTTGCAGGTGGATGAGGTGGTCAGCACACACGAAACGCACTGACCAATTCTTGACACGAAACACTTGACCATCAGATGCACGCTGAATCTTAGCATAGAATGGGTTAGTAGACAACACCTTACCATTGATGTTCCTATCGATTCCCTTATGGTACACAGTCAGGAACCTACCACCACGATTCTTAAGAACACGATTGAATCTGAGGGAAATACGAACTAGATGTAACATTTTTAACTCTCCTTTTAGATAACTATCTATTGACACAACACACAATTACTAACCACAATTACACTGTAACACAACACACCCGATTTGTCAAGCTTAAAAAAAGAGGGAGAGGGATTTCTCCCTCTCCTCCCTAGATTGTTGCGGATTCCACCTGCTCCTCGACTACTTCGCTGGCGATTACCATCAGTCGCTCGGCTAGATCGAACCGCCCGTGGTGGTGCAAGTGCTGGGCTAGTCTGTCCAATTCTGCCGAAATATCGCCCAAGCTTAGCAGGGTCTCTTCTTTGACTGAATCATCTTGCCCGTCTTCGTCTTCGGGTTTTTCCTTCTTGTTGAGATCTCTAGCGTATTTCGCCAACAATTGCACCGACTTCGTGGTGTAATCGTAAAGCTTGGTTCGCTTATCTAATTCTTTCCAATTCTTTACTATCGCCTTGACTCTAGATCTATAATTCTTTGCTTCTTTCTCGTCTTCGCCTTGAGAGACCCGGTAATTTAGATAACTATCTAAAAATTGATCCATCTGGTCATCCGAAGTGATACTGATCAGGCAATCTTTGATTAATGCTACAGCTTTAGTGCCTGCTCCAGTCTCTATCTTAGCTAATTCTTTCCCGCTATTCTCGAAATTCATATTAATCTCCAGTAGTTTAGGGTTTTATGTCTTAGCTAATTAGCTAATCCATAGGCGTAGAATAGCATGGAATCCTATTCTGTCTACTTAGGGATAACCCTAATGTATTTTTATACAGTGCCCTGCCTGTGTTGTTTTTTAGAGACACTTCTATAGGGTACATCATAGTCTCTTTCTATCGCCTACCCAGACTCGATAGTCTCTGCCTATTGGCACAGATCTTGCCTAGCAAGAATCATGCCAGCAACTGTGGTGTAAAAGAGACACCGGGGGAGGGGGTATTTCACATTGTGAAGTTGCGGAGTACCCTACAGCACACAACAGAAGGCAAAATAGCAATTAAATAGTGGGAAAACTGCCCTAAATAGTACAAAATAGGACAGTAAAAAGACTATAAAAATCAAATACTTAGGAATTTACAGGACTTTGTAGATAAAGAAGGTAGAATCTGTACACTATAAAGCTGCTAATCTGTACACTTTAGCTCCTAAATAGTACAAAGTACTTGACTTTTTAGAAAAAGTATGCTATAATAAATGTATTAAGAACAAACTATGTAGAAACTAAATACAATAATCATAATAATAATTCTTAATAATTTAAAACTACATAGATAATAAGGAGAAACACAAAAGTGTCCTTAGAAGCTCAAGGTGTTACCCTGTCCCCCCCTAAAAAGAGAGGCAGACCCAGAAAAGCTGATGTCGAATCCAAGAAAAAGCGAGGCGTGGTAGGCCGTCCTCCCGGCGAAGCAGCAAGAATAAAAGAATTTTATGCTCGTCTCTTGTCCACCAGCGGAGAAAAGGTCATAGAGACTGTGCTCCGCAAGGCTATGGACGATGATGACAAGGATCAGGTGGCCTGTCTTAAGATGTGTATTGATAGGCTATTACCTATCAGTCACTTTGAGAAGCAGGGACAGGGCAGGTCTAACGCAATACAGGTACAGATTGTTACCACAGGTACTCCTCAGATAGCTGCAAGAGAAACTGAAGAGATAGGATACGAAGTTATAGACGTAGAGGACTCTGGTGGCAAATCTTAGAGTCGAACTACATCCTAAGCAAACAGAAGTATTTAATGATGACCACCGATTTAAGGTAGTAGCTGCAGGTAGACGGTTCGGTAAGTCAAGACTTGCTGCTTGGACCCTCATCATTGAGGCACTAAAATCTAAAGAGAAGGATGTCTTCTATGTTGCTCCAACTTTTCAACAAGCTAAAGACATTATGTGGACGGTTCTTAAGGAACTTGGACATGAAGTTATCAAAACTGTACACGAGAATACGGCGGTAATAACTTTAGTAAATGATAGAAAGATTTACCTTAAAGGATCTGATCGCCCTGATACTATGCGTGGTGTTGGTCTTGCTTACGTTGTAGTAGACGAGTATGCGGACATGAAGCCGCAAGTGTTTGAGCAGATCCTAAGACCAGCATTAAGTGACGTAAAGGGTGGAGCACTGTTCATTGGAACCCCGAAGGGCAGGAATCACTTCTATGAGTTGTACCAGATGGCTCAGAGGGAAGAAGATGAAGACTGGGTATCGTTTCACTTTACTTCTTTTGATAACCCTCTGCTCGATCCTAAAGAGATTGAGGCAGCAAAGAAGTCAATGTCTTCCTTCAGTTTTAGACAGGAATACCTTGCTAGTTTCGAAGCCGCCTCATCAGAATTATTTAAGGAAGAATGGATACACTATGTTGATAGCGATGATACTCCTAGTGACGGTCAGTATTACATCGCTGTTGATTTGGCTGGCTTTGAAGATGTAAGTAAGCAAGCTAGTAACAAAAAGAAGCATCTAGATGAATCTGCAATAGCTGTAGTCAAGGTTACTCTGGATGGATGGTTTGTAGATACTATAGTGTTTGGACGATGGGATATCAAAGAAACCGCCAACAAAATATTAGAAACAGCAAGAAGTTACGATGTGCGGCTAGTAGGTATAGAGCGGGGAATGGCACGGAACGCCGTACTCCCGTACCTACAAGACTTGATGAAGAAGAAGTCATTTTTCATCTCAGTGACAGAACTGACACATGGCAACAAGAAGAAGACGGACCGTATAGTATGGGCGCTGCAGGGTCGCTTCGAACATGGAAGGATTAAGCTAGTTAGAGGTGATTGGAATAAGCAGTTCGTAGACCAGCTCCTTAACTTTCCCAATAGCGCAGTGCATGATGATTTGATTGATGCCCTAGCTTATATCGATCAGATTGGTATTACAGAGTTTACAGACATGATGGAAGATGACGAATACGAACCTTTAGACACAGTATCAGGATACTAACATGGCTATAGCTCGCTTATTTAAAGGTTTACTAGAAATACCAGAAGAATTTATTTCTGCCTCTAGTAAAGGTGGAAGGTCTCTATTTGACGAGAAACCACCAGAGCTTACTCGTCCTGAGATTATCGGAGGGCAGAAAGCTTTAATGAACTACCTTGGTTCTGCCTCTGATGAAGAGACTGAACTTATGGAAAGTAGCATGAAACTAGCAAAAGAGATGGCTAAACGTGGCGCTAGTTTTGAAGACCAAGTAACTAGAACTGGTATGGGGTACGGACCAGATGATAAGTTAAGGTTTGAGATTCCTGATACAGACGCAAGACTTACAATACCTGTAGATATGCTTGAGGAAGGTGAGATTTATCGAGTAAAAGATTTGTTAAGCCACCCAAAGCTATATGAGTTTTATCCAGACTTAGCTAATAGATTC